GCGCAGGGGCAGGGGGTGGGGGGGGGGGAACCCCCCCCCCCCTATTTTCAGATAACGAGGTGATTTCATGGCAGAAGTCAGCGACGTGTTTGACGCGGCAATGTCCATCATGGACGAGCTGAGCGATAGCGGGAAACCGCAAACGACGGACACGGACGAATATAAATACCGCGCCGTGTCGATCATCAACACCATGATCGCGGAGCTGTACCCGTTTTCGGAGACGAAGAAGGCCGGAAAAACTGCTTCCGGCTGGCGGCCTGTCGAGGAATTCGACGACACGATCTCGGAGATCGACAACACGCTTGCGCTCGGTGCGATGCCATACGGCCTTGCTTCCGCTCTCCTGACGGACGAGAACCCGGAGGCATCCGACCGGTTCAAGCGGCGCTACAACGAGATCGTGACGATGCACAAGGCAAACGCGCAGTGCAGCATGGGCACGGTCGAGGATGTGTACGGTGGCATCGAGTATAGCGAGTTCGGGAGCTGGTGACGCGCATGAATGAAAAGATCGTCGGAATCCAGAAATGGCTCGGTATCAATCAGGCTGGCAGCGACGACACAAGTCTGAAACTTGGTGAGGCATCCGAAATGCGCAACTGGCGCGTGCCGCAGGACGGCGCGCTGCGAAAGCGCCCAGGTATGAAAGCTGTGCATACGTTCCCCGGAGAAATTCAGGGAACGTGGTGCGGCTACGTCGGCGGCGAATATGTGCAGGTAGCGGCCGCTGCCGGGAAGCTGTGGAAAATCGGATTTCCAGCCACTACGGCGGCCTCGGAGCTGGGCGCGCTCGCAGATGCACATACGGAGTTTTTCGGTTTCCGGGAAAAACTCTATATCCTCAACGGCACGCAGTACAAGGTGTTTGACGGCTACAAGCTCTCCGATGTGACCGGGTATGTACCGACCGTACTTGTGGGCGTCGGTGCGGACGGCAGCGGCACGGAACTGGAGCAGATCAACAAGCTATCCAGCAAGCGAAAATACCGCATTGCTACGGACGGAAAGTCCACGGTGTATGTATGCCCGGAGGACGGAACGCTGTCTGTGAGCGTGAAAAACAGGGCAACAGGCGCAGCGTTGGCAGCCGGTACGGACTATACGTTTGCAGAAGGCAAGATCACATTCACGAGTGCGCCCCCTGCCGGTGCGGATGTGTATGAGGTGGAATACACCGTGGCATCCGATGATTCCGGTGCGGTCAGGGCAATGAAGTTTGCAGAGCTTTACAACGGTGCGACGGACAACCGCGTGTTCCTCTATGGCGACGGAAGCAACAAGGCGCTGTACTCCGGGCTGGACATTGACGGCAACCCGACCGCCGAATACTTCCCTGACATGAACGCGCTGGACATTGGCGACGAAAACACGCCGATCACGGCGATGATCCGCCACTACTCCAGACTGCTGGCGTTCAAAGAGGACAGCGCATACTCCGTGCAGTACGGCACTGTGACGAACGCAGAAGGCAAAATCCTCCCTGCATTTTACTGGACGCAAGTAAACAAGGCCATTGGCAACACAGCTCCCGGTCAGGTGCGGCTTGTGGACAACAGCCCTTACACCCTGTTTGGGGAGAGCGTCTACACATGGAAAAACACCAGCAGCTACTCCAGCAACCTGACGATCGACGAACGGCAGGCGAAGCGCATTTCCGACCGCGTGTGGAAAGCGTTGCAAGACTTTGACCTACGTCAGGCGTATTGCTGGGACGACAACGACCGCAAAGAATGGTACTGCGTATATGGTGACACGGCCATTGTGCACAACTACGGTCTCAATGTGTGGTATCTGTACACGAACTTCCCTGTCAAGCACTTTTACCGTGTATACGGCAGGCTGCTCGGCGCGCGCGGCAACACGCTTGTGGAGATTTCAAACGCATTCCGCAGCGACTGCGGCGAAGCAATCGACGCACGCTGGGAGAGCGGCAATATGCACTTCGGCGCGGATTTTATGCGCAAATACTCCGCCATGCTGTGGATCGGTCTCGTGCCGACGTACGCCGGGTCGATGACCGTGACGGTCATGACAGACCGGAAAGCGGACTTCTCAAAGAAGCTGGTTTTCCGCAACAGCGCAGCGTTTGACCACGCGAATTTTGCGCACTGGTCGTTTAATACGAACAAGCGCCCGTATATGACGCGGCTGAAACTGAAAGCAAAGAAATTTACATACTACAAGCTCATCCTGACGAACGATGATGCGGACACGACGGCGACGGTCACAAGCGCCGACATCCGCGTGCGGTTCACGGGATATGTGCGATAGGAGGGTAAAACAAATGGCACTTCCGACGTGCAACGAGGACATGAACATTATCTCCAAGCTCGACGACGAGCCGAACGACGTTGGCGGCCTGTCCGCTGCGTCCCTGAAAGCAAAGTTTGACCTCGCTGGAAACCTGCTGAAAAAGGCGCTGAACGATCTGGTCGCGGCGCTCGGCGGTGAAAGCGCAGCAAAATGCATCGGTTTTGTCGCGACAGAGGCGGTGAACAAAACCAACGTGCAGGAAGCGATCGAGAACGTGCAGGCGCAGATCGCCGATGTGACGCAGGGCGGCATTGCGGACGGGGCTGTGACTACGGACAAACTCGCGGACGGTGCGGTGACTACGGAAAAGATCGCGAATGGCGCGGTGACTTATCACCAGATTGCCAACGAAACGATTGGTAGTCCGGAATTGGCGAATAATGCGGTCGCGGCGAGCAAAATCGCCTCGAGCGCCGTGCAGGAGCGGCATATTTTCAACGGCGCTGTTACGGAGAGCAAACTCGCGGGGGAGAGTGTAACTCAGGCGAAAATCGCGACTGCCGCAGTCACCAGCAACAAGATCGCGATGCGCGCTGTGACGAAGGACAAGATCGCTGACGGAGCCGTGACGAAGGAGAAACTCGCAAGTAACGCTCTGGACAGTGTGCTGAATGCCTATTTCCTGAAAGTGTACCCGGTTGGCGCGTTTTACTTTTCTGCGTCCAGCGACAACCCGGCAACGCTGTTCGGTGGCACATGGACGCAGATCAAAGACACGTTCATCTTGGCGGCAGGTACGAAATACAAAGCGGGCACGACCGGGGGCGAAGCGACACACACGCTGACAGCGCCAGAGATGCCAAACCACTACCATGACGAGTATGCCGGCAACGACGGCGGCGACAGCAGCGCACCGAGCGGCTATATCGGCTGGCCGAGTATTAGCTCCGTCAGCGACAAAACGTGGTTTGCAAAGTTGGCGAAAACAAGCGGCGCGGGGGGGGGTGCGGCACACAACAATACCCCGCCATATCTGGCGGCATATGTCTGGCAGCGCACGGCGTAACCGGGGCTTGGGAAGTATGAGGTGATGATATGGCATATATCAAACGCGGTGAGGCAAAGACCGTTCCCGTGCGCGTGAAATTCAACGATATGGACGTGTTCCCACTTGGCAACGTGGATGAGATCGCGTTCAAGCTCGGCGACAGTGTGCGCAAGACGTGGCCGGACGCGGTGCGGTACGACAACGCAAATGGCCGGTTCCTGCTGACGCTGACGCAGGAAGACACGCTGTCCCTCGACGCGGGGCAGGCGGAGCTGGAGATCACATGCAACTTCAAGGGCGCGGGCAATATCCTGAAGCCGAAGAAAAACCCGAAAATCAAAGTGCTGGAATGCACGGACGAGGAGCTGATGGAATGAGCGACAGAATCGAAGCCGAGAGCCTCGATGTGTTTGGAGAAGAGGTAGACGCAGCTGTTGATACGCCGTTTGTTGTGATTAAAGGCCCAAAGGGCGACCCCGGCACTCCGGGCGCTGCCGGTCACACACCCGTTAAAGGCACGGATTACTGGACCGCGGCAGACAAGCAGGAGATCGTAAACAACGTGCTTGCGGCGCTCCCGGACGGCACGGAGGTGAGCTACTGAGATGAAAAAGCTCTACGAAGAAACCGCCGTACAGGACATTGCAGCAGCTATCCGCGAGAAGAATGGCACTGCAACGAAATACAAAGTCGCGGAGATGGGCGATGCGGTGCGCGGCATCACTGGCGCGGAGGAGGTCGCGTGGCATCAGTGCCCAGAGGCGGTGCACAATTATCTGGCCAACGTGACCTATGACCCAAGCGACTACAGCACGTCGCAGATCGTAAAATACGCGCCCGCGACAGCAGTTATAAGCAATTACAAGCCCATCGGAAAAACGGTTGGCGGCGTTACGTACTACAACGAAGTGCCAAATGTTCTCACGCCATTCGCCGGGGGCGGAAAGGCCGGAACACTCAAACCGCTGGACGCATTGAGGTGGATTCGTACTCGGGACGGTTCTGCCGAAGCGTGGAACGTGCGCGATCTTGGCGGTTGGGCGTGCGACGGCGGCACGGTGAAATACGGTCTGCTGATTCGCGGCGGGCGCATCTCTGCCGCAGACCGGGCGGCGCTGGTTGGACAGCTTGGTGTGCAGCATGAAATCGACCTTAGAGGCAGAGAGGGGCGCGACCCGTCCGACGGTGAGGTCGCAACGGAATCCCCGCTTGGTAGCGATGTGCGGTTTACGATTGCCGACAAGGCAGCGTCCTACTCTCTGACCCCGGTTGCAACGTGGCAGCTCTATCTTCGCTGCGTGATCGACGCCGTAACGCACCGGGAGCCGGTATATTTTCACTGCACAGCGGGTGCAGACCGTACCGGCACTCTCGCGTGTGTGCTGGAGGGCTTGCTCGGCATGAGCCAGTCTGATATCGACAAGGATTATGAGCTGACTACCTTTTATTCCGGTTCCGGGACAGACGCACTCGCCCGCCGACGGAATGAAAGCGAATGGAAAAGACTGATTTCAGCGATCAATGCCGTTTCCGGCGACACGTTCCGTGACAAGTGCGTCCACTTCGCGGTTGGAACGTGCGGTATGTCGATGGCTGATATCAACGCTTACCGCGCGGCTATGACCAACGGAACGCCCGATATGCTGCACTGGTATCAGACGATCATCAAAAATCTCACAGGCTGCACGATCAGCAACGCCGCGTCTCAGGTGGATTACGGCGAGGCGTACACCGCGACCATCGCGGCGGAAAGCGGAAAGACGATCACGTCGGTAGTGGTCAAAATGGGAGGCGTGGATATCACGGCCACTGCTTACTCGGCCGGCAGCGGTGCAATCAACATCACCAAGGTAACGGGAGCGGTCACGATCACTGCGGCGGCCTCTGCACCGTCTGTGACTTACAACATTACACGCAATCTCACCAACTGTGCGTCATCCAACACTGCTGACACTGCCGCTGAGGGTGCGGCCTACACCACAACGCTCTCCCCGACTGGAACTTTCAAGAAGCTCGGCGCAATCACCGTCACGATGGGTGGTGTGGATATCTCCACGTCGGCTGTGTCCGGTAGTACCGTTAGCATTACCAAGGTAACTGGTAATATCGCAATTACCTGCGCGGCAGTCGTCACAAACATCATTGACACCGTTGGAATCTCTGCCGATACACGGCTGAGCGCTGGCAGCGGCACGAACAAACCGCAAACAGGTTGGGCAACAATCGGCGCAAATATGGACGCGCCGAGTCTTATTCACCTGCATTATGGAGATATTCTACGTATCAAGGGCGCGAGCCTACCCGCTTCACAAGATGGGAAAAGCATAGCCGTGAGTTACAGCGAAACGGCAACGTTTAAAGTCGCGGGATATATATACAACGGATATAGTTGGAATACTCTCAAATTTACTACCGTCGGAGATATCGTCACTATAACAGGCCCCTCTGAGCATTACCTCCGGTTGAGTCTGATCTGCACGGATGCGTCAGCAGTTATCGCTACAATCAACGAACCGATCACGTAAAAGGAGGCACAGATGGAATTTATTGCTTGCAACATGGCCAATTACCGCGCCGGGCGCACGCAGCCGGTGCGGTACATTGTGATGCACTACACGGCAAACAACGGCGACACGGCAAAAAACAACTGCGACTACTACCACCGCGTGGGCGGCCTGCAGGCCAGCGCGCACTATTTCGTGGACGAACACGGCGCGATGCAGTCCGTGC